GATGGCGTGGGACGGGATCACAGGCCCCGGCCCAACCATGCAGACGCTGGTGGTCACCGATGGCGGCACCAGGGGCAGCCTGCCGGGCACCGTCTGGTCGAGGGTCACCCCAGCGGCTCAGCTGCAGACGTACCGGGTGATGCGTGTCACGCCGACCCCGGACGGCCGGCAGAAGATCGAGGCGGTCGTTATGCCCCTCGATGGCACGGGCCGCCAGCTGCTCACGGCAGACTGGGATTCAGGCAGTGCATGGGTGATTGAGGGCTGATGACGATCCTGTTCCCAGAAGTGCAGCCGACGGCGGCGACGTTCACCGCCCCGGAGGTGCCGACGACAGAATCGCAGTCGTATGCCGGCGTGCGCAGCGTGCGCGCATGGGGCAGCGTGGCGGTTGACGGTGGACTCGATCTGCAGTTTGACAACGTGCTCCAGTCCGATGGCGCGGCGATCGTCAAGGCCCACCGCGAGGCACGGGGACCAGTGGAGGAGCTCACCTTGCCGCCGATCCTCTTCAAGAATGTGAACCCAGCACTGCTCGATGAGGTGGCGGCGATCGGGGGAGCGCTGCGGTGGTTCTTTGTGAAGGGTGCCCCGCCCCAGCTGACGCGATCCCCTGGCGGGCGCCGGTGCAGCGTGAGGGTGCAGCTGCGGGCGGAACTCAGGGCCGGCTGAATAGCATGACCCCATGGGAGTCCGTAACACCACACAGGCAGACGTCTTTTTCAACGGCGTCAAGGTGGCCAAGTGCCGGGAGATCACCCCCGTAGTGCAGAACGGCGCGCTGGAAACCACTGGCATCGGCGAGACTGACGCCACCAGCGCCTACGGGCTGCGTTCCACGACCTGCACCGCCACCATCCTGTACGACCCCGAGGATGCCGGCACAGTCGCGCTGATGAACCGGATCCGCCGGAATGATGAAACCCTGGATGATCTGCGCCTTGTGTCAAAACGCGGCAGCACGCAGGGCGATGTGTCGGGCAAGATCGTCATCACATCGATGAGTCTTCCCGTGCCAGTCGGCGAGCTCATGGCTTCCCAGATCAGTATGAACGTCAGCGGCGGCCTCACCGGCGAGTTCTGACGTGACGATCAACGGCTCCGGCGGCACCGTCACGCTCAGCCGCGAGTGGCCCACGCCTGCAGTGGTCAGCGACGAGCGGCTTACCCAGGCGGCGCTACTGCGGCTGGAGATCACGGAACCAGGCTTCTGGTCTGGTGATCGGGTGATTCTCTCCAGCCCGCTTGGCGTGCCGCTGGACATCACCAACACCGGCTACGCGAACTGCCCTGGCGGCCATGCGATCTATCCGGGCGGCGGCCTGCCCCTTGGCCCGTCACGGGATCACTGCAGCACCATGGCGGCGCAGTTCTACCCGGCGAACATGGCTGACTCGTTCTACGAGACGCCGGCCACGGTTGGGTTCACGCCGCAGGTTGCTGTCTGGCTGCATCGTGATGAGCTGGACCGCTGCACGTTCTTCCGCGATGAGCTCTCAGCTGTCAACAACGACGGAGGCGAACGGGTCGACCTGGAACCCGTGGACTTCGGCAGCATGGTGATCGCCATCGAGGATGGCGCCAACGCCTACCGCGATGCGCTGGCCGCGGCGGCCGCCACAGTCGCCGGTCGGGCACTGGCTGACGGTGAGCAGCCGCTGGAGGATCTGATCCCGCTCCCGGCCGTGATCGCCACCGCTGGCGCAACGGCTGACGCCCGCGGCTGGCGGCGGCAGTGTGACCTGACCGGCTGGGTGTTCGAGACCGACGCCACCAACCTGGACAGCACGGCGATCGGCGAGGAGTTCGGCGAGGGCATCAAAGGCTTGATCCGTGGCGCCGGCAGCTTTACGGCGAACGTCTCGAACACCTACGGGCTGGAGGAACAGGCCGCTGAGGTGATGCTGAAGCTGGTGCTGCTCACCGGCAAGGGCCGCGAGGCGACCGCGCGTTTTCTGCTGGCTGATGGCAACATCCTGCACGGCACCGCTGATGCGCCGGTGGTGGCCCGGCAGCTCTACTACGAAACGCAGATCCTACTGGGCAAGACATCACTGAACGTAAAACCACGCGAGGCCATCACGTTGTCGGCTGAGTTCATCGCTACCGGCCGGATCCGTTACACCTCAGGCGCTGACTCCACCAATCCGGTGCCACCGAACCAGCCGATCAACGTCACCATCATCGACGGCGGCGCGGCTGACACCCAGTACGACTGAGCGCCCTGCATAGCCTGAGGGTAGAGGACGTGGAATCTATTCATGGGCAGGCTGAAGAAAGCCGGTGAGACTGGCTCGCTTGCCAATCAGACCACATCAGCGGCCAACTTTGCGGCGCAGATTGGCTGGCTCGTTGATGCCGTCCGTCAGGTAGTTGGAAACCCCAGGATCGCCGCCGGAAGCACTGAGCCCGCCGATCCGCTGACGGCACCGTTCACGCTCTACGTGAACCCAGACATCGGCGAGGATACGTTCGTCGCCGGTGACTACAACTCGCACGAGATCACCGGCACCGATGAGGAGCGGATCGAACAGAAGCTCCGCCGGATCACTGAGCAGCGCCTGGTGTGCGGCTACAGCGAGCACCGACCATTTCGCACGCCGAACCGTGCGGTGCTCGAAGCGATGATCATCACCAGCAAGAGCTGGTACACGTTCACCGATCCGCGCGCACATCGTGACTGCGTGATCATCAAGCCGTCGCCAGGGCGGCACATCATCTACAACCACCCCGGCGACAACGGCGCAGCGGTGGCCATCAGTGAGTGGGCCTCGGGCAAGGTGCCCACCTGGCAGGAGATGATCCGGTTCAACCCGGACGGCACCGGCGGCTTGATTTTCCCGCGCGGCTGTTCCATCCCTGGCGCCGACCTGCGGAAGTGCGTGTTTGAGCCGGCATGGGTGCCGGCCGGTGCAGACATCGCCAGCGACTACAGCAACATCTGCCCGATCATCCGGATTACCCCTGGGATGAGCGGCAACGGGTGGACGTTCAGAGATGCGCTGGGCGTCAACCGCTCGCATCACCTGCTCTACGGGATCGGCGTCAACACATCTGAGGCGCAGCTGGACACCTTCTACGCCAGGGCCTACGAGGCACTGGGCGAAGGCGCTGACCTGGCCGAAGCGCTGACCGCCACCAGGCGCAGCGAGTGGGAGGTGGTCGGGCCGATCGAGGGCAGCCCCGCTGAGGCATGGGACACCACCTCAGGCGCCAGTCCCTACCCGTTCAACATGTCGCTCCGCAGCGACTGGGGCCTGGGCGGCCTGTTCATCAATGGCGCAGCGCTCGGCGGCCTGAAATCGGCGGTGACCGCCCAATTCACCGGCGTGTCCCTCCAGCGCGATCTGACCTGCTGGGAGGTCTACAACGGTACGGCATGGGTCCAGCCGGCGAACTATGCGGCGCTCATCGCGGCAGATCCAGACGACACCCGCATGCGGCCCACGCGGCGCTCGGTGCATCTGCTGGCGATCAACGACGCGTTCGTTCAGGACGTGAGCGTGTTCGGCATCGGCCAAGGCGCGAAGTGCATCGCCGATCTCGGCGCCGAGATCACCAGCAGCAATGGCAACTTCAGCTTCGGCGGCTGCACGGCCATCGCCACCGGCTACAAAACCGCAGCATTCCCGCAGGATCGGAGCTGGGCAGTCTCCAGCCTGCGTGTGCCGCTCGACCTGGGGCAGCGCAGCGGCAACATCCGCCAGATCAGCCTCGGGCGTGTCGCTGCCGTCAGCGGCTCTGCCATCACCCTGGCTGATGCGCTGGACCCCGCCGAGGGCTCCACCACGAACCCGATCGTGCTTGCGGCCGAGGGATTCAGCCTGCCATCTGGCACCTACATCTGGGTCGAGAACCCCAGTGGCCCCGACTGGCGCGCGCAGCTCACTGTTTCCGCCTGGAGCAGCTCAACCCCTGCAGCAATCAACATCACCGCTGCGCTGTCCGAGGCCGGCACCAATGCACCGGTTCCCGTCGTTGAGAGCATCAGCCGAGCGGTCGGGAAACGCGTCTACATCCGTCGGGTCATCGACAACCGCTCCACGGCGCAACGACGCGTCACCCTGGAGCTCTCGAACACCACCAGCAGCCGCCGGCCGCTCAGGAACTTCGTCCTGCAGACTGCGCCCGACGTGGCGGGCGGTGGCATCGGTCGCGTACTGGCTGCCGGTGGCGCTGAGGTGCTGCTGGTCACTCAGACCGGGCCTGGCCCCACGGCTGGCGTCGGTGTCACTCGCACGGCCTCGATCACGCTGCGTCGCGGCGCTCCAACGACCACCTACGCGAGCGGCGTGTTCTATCGGCGGAACACCATCGTCAGGCACGCAGGGAAGCACTGGTACGCGCTAAACGATCAGACCAGCAGCGGCAGCAACCCTGACCCGGCGTTGTGGGCCGAGATCTACGTTCACATGCCCTCCGACTACAACCCGGAGGATTCGACGGACAACGAAGCGCTCCGACTGGTGATCGACACCGACACCGACGCGAACGACGGCACCACCACGTGCGGGGTCAACTGGTCCACGGCTTACACCGCGTCCGGTCCTGTGCGGGATCAGTACCGCAGCAGCACCGACTACCTCGGCGCCTATGCGTTCCTCCGTGCCCTTGGGTTCAGTGACGCGGCGGCTCATGCGGCGCTGGTGCCCCGGGCGGAGGCCTCCCGCCTGCTGGATCCTGCCTCCGCCACCGACTTCCCCACGGCCCCCTCTGGCGGCGCTGCGACGGGTCGCGCGAACTGGGCCATCGAGTTCCGCCGACCCTCCACGATCCGGCTCAGCAATCACACATGGGAGTGGGGCGGCTTCCTCAACTACAGCAAGGCGCTGCCCTCTGCGCAGCAGATGCTGGGTGAGTTCAACAAGTTCTCCTACTACTTCACCAACGTGGCCGGTGGTCGCGTGGTGCCCAGTGGCTCCAATGAGGACGGCTTCCTGGTCACGCCGCGGGGCCTGGAGAGCATCGACACCGGCGAGGCCGTGGTGCTGGGCGATCTCGGCGGCGGTGACGCCGATTCACCCACGTCGCTGCGCAATCTATCGATCGACAACCTGGCGGTAACCGGCACGCTGGACGTTGCCGGGGTTTCTGAGATTGAAGGCGGCGAAGCCATCAGGGCGACCACCGAGACCTATGGGATGGTCCAGCTCGCCACCTACAACGATCTGGTCACCGTCACCCAAGCCGCAGCGGACGACGCCGAGGTGAATGCGTCTTCGGATAAGGCGCTGGGGATGCAGGGCCTGAATCGCGTGCTGGTTGATCGCCGTTACGTCCAGGCGCGCATCTCAACGGTCGTCATCTACGTCGATCCGGTAAACGGGCAGGGCAGCCTGACCAATCGCGACGAGGCCA